ATTCTGTTTGGCGCTAAACCACCAGCCATGCCAATGCCTGGTCAACCAGGTGTCGGTGGCGCTCAAGTCAATGTGACCACAACGCCAACAGCCACAGTGACTGGGGGTGGCATGACTCCTGGTGCAGTCGGTCCAGACCCATCAGCCGGATTGACTGCGGCCCAGCAGGCTATTCTTGGCCGTGGCAAAGAAATGGGATTCCGAACAACGCCTGGTCAAGAGACTGGCTCTAGGTCTTTGCAGCAGATGGAAGCTCGAATGGAGTCAAGCCCATTTACTTCTGGACCATTTAACGCAATTAAAGATGCAAACCAAAAGATTCTTAATCGATCCACAGCGCAAGCCATTGGTGTCAATTCTGATGAATTGAGCAACCCAGTCTTGGCCCAGGCACAAAGACAGATCAGCAATGTCTACAAACAAGTGGCCAGCCCAGAAGTCAAAAAGCTAGATGGCAACACCATCCAGACTGGTATTGAGCTGGTCGATAACGCATTTGAAGGTCTGACAACTCAGCCCCTCAAATCAAATATCTTTGTTAAGCAGCTGCAAGACTTGGCTGCCAAGGGTGAAGCTAGTGGCAATCAATTGCAGACCTTGTCATCAAAGATCGGTAAACGTGCCAAAAACGAAATGACCACAGCAATGGGTGATCGTGAGCTTGGAAGCGCCTTATTCCAATTAAAGGAAATGGTCGATGATGCCTTGGCCCAAGGCTTGTCTAAAGAGCAACAGGCGGCATTCCAACTGGCCCGTGCCAACTATCGCAACTTGATGACCATCAGGTCCAATCAAGGTGTGGTCAATCCATCGACCGGCAATGTGTCAGGCTTGAATCTGGCCAGTGCATTGACCCGTAAAGACCCACAGGGTTTTGTGTTTGGCTCTAACCAGACACCAATGTATGAGGCCGCTAGGTTTGCCCAAGCATTCAAGCCAATTGTTGGTGACTCTGGAACGGCCACAAGGTCCATGGAAGTCAGCCCATTGAGCATGATGCTGGCCGCGCCAACTAACATTGCAGCCCGTGCCTATACGGCCCAGCCAACTGCTAACCTTGCATCAAGAATGCAGACTGGTGTTGCACCAGGCACTGATGCGGCCACACAAGAACTCTTGAAAAAGATGTTCCCGACAACTGGTGCAGCCGGTTTGATCAGTCTATTGAGCCAGTAATCACTGACCAAAAAACGCGGCCACAAGTGGGTCGCGTTTCACAACCCGTCTTTTCTGTCTGCGTCTGGCAGCGTCAAAGTCTTTATCGTCTGCACTCTTTTTCTCTCGATATTTCCGAATCCGATCAGCGCCTGGCACGGGACCAGGTGCAATGGCATCTTCAGCATCACCCCATGACCACAGAGGCCGCCACTGACCATTGGCGCTCACTCTGGTGTATCCGGAAATATAGACTAGCTCATGGCGGTGCAAATCAAACAGAATTCTGGCTGCACTGCGCCTGGCACAAAAGCACAACTTGGCCAAATCAAGGTCTGACAGATTGCCTTTCTTTTGGAGCGCTGCCTCAATGGCAGGGCTTACACGGGGTTTTAAGCCTCTGGCCATGTCTGCTTATCCATTCTTGCTTTTAAGCGCTCCAGCATTGTTTTGACAACGAATGCACGGGTTTTAACGTCATTGGGGATTGCATGGCCAAAGACTTCTGGGTGGAGTAAGTCTTTGACCAGGTCAAGGCAGGCATCAATGGCCGGTGGCAATTCTTTATCTGTCATGGTATTTTTTCAGCGCAGACACTTCAATGTGGTCCACAAACCCCTGCAAGATCATGTGGGCAATGTCCACATCAGTGTCTGCGATGTATGCATTATTCAGCGTCATGCACTCTTCAAAGTCAGGCTCATAAGGTGAGCCAAGGGAATCGACCGATCCCTTTTCTTCTGGGCTGTATTCCAGAAAGCATATAAGGTCCACATCTTCAATGCAGCACTCGAACTGGAACAATTCTTTGGGGCAGCTGGGTGTTGGGCCGTAGTTCATGTCAACCCCTCCAAGCCAGCATCACGCCAATGCCACCAAAAATAATGATGGCCAAGGTCCATTCGATCAGGGTGGTAATGATTTTCTGTTTCATCGGTTTCTTTCGTTAATGGGGCCGAAGCCCCGTGGGTTTAATTAGGCTGCGGCTTTCTCGGCAAATAAGCGCTTGGCTTCTGTGCCTTGATCGGCATACTCATCAGAGCCATAAGCTGGATCAACTTCATCCCAAAATGTAGGAGAAATAAACTTACCAGCCTCAAGCGCAGCGTTAACACGGGCGGCTAAACGATCTGCTTTGGCTGATGCCTCTGCGCGTAAATCGGGAAAGTAAGAATCGCCAGACTCTGGGCAAACAACTTCCTGAGTGCCATTGAAAATGGCTTGATGACGAAAGCGCTTACCAGCTGCATTCTCGATCAACACATAAAACTGCTCTGCAATGAATGGATGACCATCACAAGCGAAGCCAGCATTAAAGAGATCAGAAGCCACATAAGCAGTAAAAGTTGTCGTTTTCATTTCGTTTCTTTCGTTTAAGTAATAGGAGTAACGAAGTATGACAGAAATGAACTATCTGTAAAGAATTATTTTTAAACTGTTGTTTTTTTACATATACCGCAATTAGAATGCGCTCATGGAATCAATTCACACAATACGCGCAAGGGCCAAGGCTCACAAGATAACCATGTCTGCCGTGTGCGATGAGGCTGGCATCCAGCAGTCCCAAGTCAGCCGGTGGCTGTCTGGAACTGTGGAGCCATTGTGGACATCAGTCAATCAATTGCACTTGGCACTTAATAAACTGATCGACAAATCACCAGTCGTTATCGACTGATTCGGCAGCAGCTGGCGCTTTACCGGCCACCACGCCAAAGTCAGATGCCGCTGAAGGCTTTGCACCACCCAGCGAGTCACCCTTAGACAAAAGCATGATGTTGTTCAAACCATACGACACGCCCTTGTTGCCTGCCTGGTCATAAGCATAGGCATTCAAAGACACGCGGCCATAGTCGCCAGAGACAATATCTTGTGATCCAAGAATGTCATGGCCATGGGCATCCACTGCACCAGGCTTATTGGTGGATTTGGTGTTAAAAAAGTAATGCCCTGCATACTCTGGCCCCAGTGGTGATCCATCGGATTTGACTTCTGTATCGCCATCACGCAAGGGATTGCGCACAGTCTTTGGGATTTTGTCCCCAAATTTGGCGGTCAATGCGGCCTTGGCTGCCGCTTTCAATTGGTTCACAGTCTCGGTGTCTGTCTTTGGTACAAGCACTTGCGTTGAGAACTCTTCTTTGCCGTTCATTTCATTCTTACGAGCAGTCAATGCTGAGAAATATGAGAAACGAACTTTGCCGGTTACAACTCTGGTCATGGTTTTTTCCTTTTAAGGGTTTAAGGTTTTTACGTTTCTGTCGTCAAACAGAAATTGCACTTTAGCACAAATCGGATATGATGCAAACAACTTAAAACGAGGAAACGATCATGCAGTTATTCCCCCATCAGCAAGAGGCCAAGCTCTTCTTGCTGTCTAGGCGAAGGGCCATCTTGGCCGACCAGCCAAGGGTGGGCAAGACGCTACCCACAGCAGCTGCTGCACTTGAAAACCTACCAGCTTTAATCGTTTGCCCCGCCATTGCCAAGACAGTCTGGGAGGCGGCTTTCAGCAAGCTGGCTCCCAACGTCTCGGTCCATGTCATCAATGGAAAACGCGAGGCTGCACTGCTAAATTCAGCAGATATCACCATCATCAACTACGATGTCTTGCAATATGGTGTTACGCAAGTGGACAGATATAACACTCTAGTTCTCGATGAGTGCCATAGGATTAAGAATCCAAAGGCCCAAAGAACGAAGGCTGCAATGCTGGCCATGAAAAAGATTGGCCATGTTTATGCGCTCAGTGGCACACCCATCCCAAACAGGCCCATCGAGCTGTGGCCCATCTTGCACGGCCTTGGCATTTACAGGGGCGGCTGGTTTGACTTTGCGGCCAGATACGCAAAGATGTGGTCGGCCCCATGGGGCCTAGACACCAGTGGCGCGTCTAACCTGGTCGAACTCAAAGAGCTGATGAAGCCCCATGTCCTGAGACGCAAAAAAGAAAACATCTTCAAAGACTACAAAGACCCACAGGTCAGTCTGATCACCTTTGATCTGGCCAATGACAAGCGCGAGCAAGCCTTTGATGCCGATGCCTTGATGGCCAACCCCAATGCCTTGATGGCCTTTGAAGGCTTGGCAGAAATCATGCGAGAAGCCGGTATGCGCAAGGTCAAGGCCGCCAGTGAATTCATCGATGATTTGCTCCAGGCCAATGAGCCGGTGGTGGTCTTTGCGCACCATAAGGATGTGGTGGCTGCCTTGCAAGATGAACTCAAAGAACACAAACCCGTAGTTATTACGGGTGAAACGTCAAGACCGAAGCGCGACCAGGCGCTCAAATACTTTCAGTCTGGCCAGACCAAATGCATCATTGGCAACATTGCCGCCATGTCTGAAGGTGTAGACCTATCCGCTGCCGACACGATTGTCTTTGTCGAATGCACTTGGTCCACCTCGGCACTGGAGCAGGCCAGCAGCAGGGTCGAGAACATCAACAAATCAGGCATTCCACCCGTCATCTACATTCTGACCATCAAAGCAAGCCTAGACCACAATGTCTTGGCCAAGGTTTTAAAGAAGCTCAATGTCGTGAATCAAATCATTTAACCCAGGAGAAACCATGCAACACGAAACCAGAAAACACGCCCGACTGTCAGCATCCCGCACAGACAGATTCATGCAATGCCCAGGCTCATACCGGCTCGAATCTCTCATGCCCTATGAGCCAGCAGGCGAGGCGGCTGCCATTGGCACAGCGATCCATGAACTGTCAGAGATCATTCTGCGCGGTGGTCAGATACCCACTGGCACTGACCCTGACCATTTATCCATGGCCCAAGGCTATGCCAACTTTGTCAACACTTTGGTCGAAAACCCACGCAAAAAAATGATCGAGGTCAACCTCGATGAGGGTCTCCAGTCCCTGCACCCAGCGCTTGGCGGGACAGCCGATGCCATCCTGGTCGATGGGGACCATCTTCATGTCATCGATCTGAAGACTGGCCGAGTGGCCGTTGACGCGAATGAGAACAAGCAGTTACTGACCTATGCCCTTGGTGCAATGCGTCAGCTCAAAGCGCCAAGCACCATCACTTGCACCATGCACATATTCCAGCCCCGTGTGGGCCACAGCAAGTGGACAGTGTCTGGCAACTACTTGAACTTGCACGGCAGGCGCTTGCTGTCAGCTGCCGAGCTGGCGCTCTCAAGCGATGCACCAACCCATCCAAGCCCAGATGCCTGCCGGTACTGCAAGGCCAAGACCATTTGCCCATCCATGCGCCAGAAGGTCCAAGAGGTCGCCAGAAGCGATTTCAAGCCTGACACCACTGTTACCCCTGAGATGCTAGACAACGCGGCTCTGGTGGCCGCATGGGCCGATGCAGTGCAGTCTGCTGCCAAAGAGCAACTGGCCAATGGCAAAGCCATTGATGGCTGGACCATGCGCGCAGGCCGTAAGACAAAATTTTGGAAAGACGAGGCGCTGGTCATGGAAGCATTCAAAGACAACTTGAAGGTCTGGGAACTCAAAAGCCCCAGTGCTGTCTTAAAACTTGGAGTCGAGGTGAGCGAAGACCTAGTCGGTGAGAAACAGGCTGCATCTTCTCTAGTCAAAGAAAAGGCGAAGGAATAGAATCCAATCCCTGCCAAAAGAAAAGACCTGATAGCGCGTAAACGCTACCAGGTCAAAGGTCAACTCTCATGGCAACTAACAAATGAAACCCCCAACAAAAGGAATTTCAGTGTCAATCATAACTGAAACACCCCAAAACAACACATTTCAGCAGTCCCAGTCTGTCGCCTGCAAAATAGGCGCTGTGGCCCCCGATGCGGTCTTCTGTACCTTTGCCCTGCAAGGCTCAAAGAAAATCCCTTACAAGCGATCTGGCCAAGGCGTGGCACGGGATACAGACTCAGCCGATCTGTACAACGCTGAAGATGTCTGGACCATGGAAGATGCCCCACATGGCCAATATCTTGGCCTAGTCCAGCAGCGCCCCATCATCAGCGCATCAGGGAACTATTTGGTTTGCCTTGATGTGGATATGAAACACGCATCAGGCCCGACCAATGTGGCCATCCAGCGCATGGCCAAGTATGTCAAGACCAACAACATGCTGACCGAGGTCTCTGTCTCAGGTCGTGGCCGTCATGTCTTCTTATGGGTCCAGCCACCCAAAGAAGCTGACCTTGTGCTGCCCAAATACAAACTGGGTGGTGGCCAAGAGCTTGAGGTATTTGGCCTGCCAAACAGTGCCGGCAAGTCAGTGCTACTCAGTGGCAAATCTGTGGTCGGTGAATTCCAAGAGGCCGTCAATTTGCATGAATTGTTAATGGACTGGGGCATCATCGAGCAGCACCAGCTGCAAGAGCCAAAGCCTGCCGCGCCCTCACAATCATTTGACTTTACCCAATTAGGCTCAAGACTGGATGACAGCGACCTTGATCGTGCCATCAAGGCTTTGCACCATATTTCCCCAGACTGCGATTACGACCAGTGGATCGAACTGGGCCAAGCGCTGCACACTGAATTTGGGGAACAAGGTCTCGGCCCATGGATGACATGGTCCATGGCCGGCAACAAGTTTGCAGGGACAAAAGACATTGAAGTCCACTGGAAGAGCTTTCACCAGGGCAAAGGTGTTGGCATTGGCACACTCTTCAAGCACGCCAAAGACAATGGCTGGGAGCCTCAAACGAAGCAGGCCGAGCGCAAGTCAGCGGTGGAAGACTTTGCCGCGGTGATCAATGCGCCAGTCACAGAAGACGCACCAGACCCGTCATGGCCAGAGCTGACGCTAGACCTGACCCACCTCAACCCAATTGATTACCTGATCGAAGGCTTCATGGCCCATAGCTTTTTCATCTTGGCCGGTCAGCCTGGCGTGGGAAAGACTACGGCAGTGCTGTCAATGTGCATGGTCATGGCAGGGTTTTCAGTAGATGGCTGCGAGATTCATGCTAAAAAGAAACGCAAGTCAATTATCGTGACTGAAGATAGTGACCAGATAATCCGAACTCTTTTTGCATATTCAAAGCATTATGGGATAAATAACCTAAACGACTGGTTTGTGGTTATCGATGCCAGAAGGTCCAATGTCAAAGATTTATTAAGACTTGCACATAATATTGAGCGCCACACTGTTAACGGGATTAAGCCATTATTAGTTTTGGACACGGCCAATGCGACCATGGATATTGACAACGAGAATGACAACTCAGAAGTTGGAGCCTACATTGCCGCCATCAAGCAGACCATATTTGTCCAGCAAAAAGCACCAGTCTGCATCCTGACTCATACCAACAAAACTATTAGCCGACAAGACTCCGATGCCATGGCCCGTGGTGCAAGTGCATTCACAGGCGATGCAACCCTCACTGGAGTGCTTTTCATGGATGAGGATAACCAGCGCTACCTAAAACTCACAAAGACGCGCTACGAGCCACAATTTAGAGAAATCAAATTCGACTCCATCACATTCCCAGAAGTTGTCCTAACACCAGCTGGTGATATGCAAGAGATTATTTGTCGGGTGGCCATTCCAGCCATGTCGTCAGAACAAGACCGAATGGCCGCCAAGCAGTCCCAACAAGACAACGCCAAAGAGCAGCGCATCCAAGACAAGTGCGATGAGGTCTGCAACCATGTCCAAGCCATCATTAATGACAAAGGCAGCGTCATTATGCGCAGGGGACCAGGCAGGCCAGTTGTGCCAAAAGAACTCCAAAACGCCTACCAATTGGACTGGACTGAAATATTTAGCACTGTCAAAGGCAGTGACGCAGGCTATATCCGCAAGCATATTGGCACGGCCATCTTCACCAGATTCGCACCAAATGAGCCATTGTCAGGCTGGGTGAAGTTGGCATGATCAATCTAATACGGAAAGGCGGAACTAATACGGAACTAATACGGAATTCCGTATTAGACAATGGCAGGGATTGTTGGATAAGTGGGGTCATTAGACCCACTTATCCACAGACCAGTCTCGGCTTGGAAGGTACTTCAGTTTCTAATGCGGAAAGGCGGAAAATTCCTTAAGGGCTTTCCGTATTAGAAACGAGCATTAGATGGTCCAACTCAAAGGAAAGTTATGCACAGGTTATCCACAAATTTAGATTTCATTGAAGATGAGCGCGTTTTCTGCCATCAATGCGCTAATGCGGAAATGGTAGAGCAGCGCCAGTCGATGCCAGCAGAACAGATGGAAAGGCACAGAAAGGTCAACGCAAAACCATTGCAGTGGATGTTTGACCAGGCAAAGGTCAAAGGTGGATGGGCAACAGTCACATGGTCCGAACACCAGTGCGCTAAAACCGGACTGGCTGCATTCCCAACCGACATTAAGCACCGATGCCATATGTTCCAGACCAAAGCCTCGGCATTAGAATCCGAGGAATGGTGGTTGACGTAAAACGCAAAAGAAAAAACACTGAACACATTGACCAGGTCAAAGTGGTGCAACACTTTCGGGCTTTTTATCCAGACATCATCATTGCAGCAATACCCAATGGAGGCGATAGAACGGCCTCAGAGCGCGTCAGATTGCACAGTGAAGGGGTATTGGCAGGGATGCCAGACCTTTGCGTTCTGGAGCCTAAAAACGGGTTTCATGCGCTATTTGTGGAAATGAAGACCAAGGCCGGTGTGGTTTCAACCAAGCAAAGCGCTGTAGGTTTGCAGTTAAATGCAAAAGGGTATCGAGCAGTGGTCGCTAGATCAGCTGCCGAAGCAATCAAATCAATCGAGGATTATCTGAATGGCCAAACCAAAGAAGAGTGCAAACACATTGAGTGAACTTGCAGACAACATTGTCGAGCGCCAGCTCACACTGCGTGACCAGGCTGCAATTGAGCGCAAAGAGATGAGCAGCATCAATAAGAAAATTCACGCATTCGGTGGTGAGGCTATGCTCTTTGACCATATCTCACAAGGGAAAACAACCGATTCAGTGATTAAGTCTCTGGACATCAGCATTGGCGGTTTCTACAAATGGATCGAAAAAGATGCGAAGCGGGGAGAACTCCTCGCACGCGCACGCACGCGAGGTGGGAGAAGTTTAGCAGAGCAGACCCTAGAAATCGCAGACAACGCAAGCCCTCAAGAGGCGCAGGTGGCCAAGCTACGGGTCGACACAAGGCGCTGGCTGGCCTCTAAGCAGGCTCCAGACGAGTATGGTGACAAGCAAGCGCCCCTGGTCAATATCGACCTGGGAAGCATGGCCCTTGATGCATTACGCAAGCGCACTGTCGTGTCACTAGACGATTCTGCATAAATGAATACCGAAGCATTCAGTCACTTTATACAACGACCATTATGTTAAGTGGATAACTCGTTATCCACAGAATTAAGTGCATTAAAGTATTACAAGCCTACTTATGCACAGGAATCTGTGGATAAGGTTGGCCAAAATCCGTGGATAACCCAGCGGTGGCCGGCTGGCGGTCGGTGGCCGCGACCCCCCCCCTTGGCCGGTTTGGCGGGGGCGACAGTGGCGGCACTAAACACCTACAAAAAAAATTTCCTAAAAAATTTTTGAGGTAGTTAACAAATAAGCTAAATTGTGCAAAAATGTCAACTCCACAAACAACGGAGCTAAACCATGAAAACGAAGCAAGCGACAGTCACAATCAAGGGTCAGGAGTGGATCGTCTTAGACACTGATGAGGCTCAAGACAAGAAAGTGTTCTGCAAGCTAATGAGCTTGGATGGGACAATTGTCTGGCACACTTGGGTGGACATTAACCAGATTGTGGGGATTATATGAATATAGTGTTATTAACTAAAGTCAGAAGATTATTTAATATTGATTATGTGCCTAATAGCACTAATAGGCATAATCAAAGGCAATATATTAAGGCATTAAGAATATTGGGTGATAAATGGCTAATACACAAAACAAACCAAGTCCAGAGAATCCAGTGAATAGAAAGAAATGCCCACCATGTAATGGCAATTGCAATGAGGGCAGAAACTGTCCGGCAAGAAGATGAAGAGTAACTTTGTGAATAACCATGTGAGATTGAATGGGAACGTGCATGGCCACAAATTACAGCTTTGTAATAAATGCGCTTTGAAAAAGCCACCGGAGGGTGGGGTGGAGATGAGCGCGACCAGGTGGTTGTGTGCATCGTGCTGGACCAATCGGGTGACCAGCCAGAACTTGAAGGAGATGGCCAAATGACTGATTTGTTGACAGCGTTGCATTTGTCGGTGATGTTGCTGGATTTGAAGATTCGGATGATGGAGGCGATTGAAGAGGAGAGGTTTGACCTGGCGATGACGATGCATTTGCTGATACTGGTCAGGACTGATGAGCTAGATGCGCATAAGTGGGCGATGAGTCCCAAGGCTTGGGCCATCTATGAGACGATCCACCCATGAAAGAAAATGTTTTCAGTCAGTGGGTAGAGAGGTATCAGCCGGACCCCGTGCTATTTGTGCGTGAGGTTTTGGGTGTTGACCCAGACCCATGGCAAGTGAAGTTTCTTGGTGCGATTGCCCGTGGGGATCGGAAGATAAGTGTCAGGAGTGGCCACGGGGTGGGAAAGAGTACGGCAAGCAGCTGGGCCATGCTCTGGTACTTTATGACCAGATCGCCAGTGAAAGTGGTGGTCACTGCACCGACAAGCTCTCAGCTTTATGACGCGAT